TGTGATTTTGAATACCCAATCTTATCTTTGCAACACCGTCTGATATTTTTCTAGTAACAAATTCTAATCCACGTCTTTCTGATTCGTGATTAAATAAAATGCCACAACAGTTATACATTCCATACGATTCTCTATAATTTACTGTAATATGATGACCGTAAAGTTTAGAAACCCCATAAGGCGATCTTGGACTAAAGGGAGTAGTTTCATCCATTAACTCTGTTGTTTGGTTTCCAAACATTTCTGATGAGCTAGCTTGGTAAAACTTTATTTTTTTATTGGTATCAAACTCTCTAATCGCTTCCAACATTCTTAACACACCTAATCCTGTAACATCACTTGTCTGTTCTGGAGTGTTCCAGCTTTCACCAACAAAAGATTGAGAGGCTAAGTTGTATATTTCGTCGGGATCGCCTACCTTTAAAGCTCTTAGGAGTGAATTTTGGTCTGTCAAATCACCTTGTATAAAAGTAATTTTTTCTTCCAAATGTGCGGTATTTGTTCTATTTTTTGTGGAAGCTCTACGTTCTAAACCAAAAACTTCATAATTTTTGGTTAATAAAAAATCAGCTAAATGGCTTCCATCCATTCCATTTATGCCTGTAATTAAAGCACGTTTACTCATTCGTATTGTTGGTTAAGGCTACCCATTGTTCTTTAATGGAATCAATGTGTACTTGTTGTTTAATAATTTCTTTGCCCAATAAAGCTTGAGCCTTATAATAAGCATAATTTTCTTTTAATTCAAGCAATTGTTTAGCTGCATGTGCCACATCCGGTTCGTACTGTTCTCCAACTTTAATTTCTCTCGTAATATTGCCAGAGTATCTAGCTGTCGAAGCTTCATGGCTGTTAACCCATAAAATACCTGGAACATCTATTAAATCAAGATGTGCTGTGTTTCTACTCAATATTACAGGTATTCCGCAAAGCAAAGCTTGTCTTGGTGTGACACTATATCCTTCCCCTGCGGAGATAAATATATAAGCACTTAAATTTTTCCACCAAGCTAAATAGTCTTCAAAAATGAGAGTTTCATTTTGAAAACTAATATTTTTTGAATCTAGAGCAAGTATGCTTTCTAAATGTTCTACCATTTCTGGAGTGTTAACAAAATCCCTGGAGTGTATAGCAAGAAAATCATTTTCGCTTTTCATTACATTAAAGCTCTCAATAATTTTATCTACTTTTTTACGTTCCCATAGTCCGCCAGAATAACCAAAAGTTATTTTGTCCGTAGGTGGGTTATTTTCTAAAATTGAATAGTGTGCTATGTGCTCTAACTTGTCGATAGTGGCTTTTGGATATTCTTTTTGTAAATGTTCATGTAGCCAACTATTAGTTATAACTGTATGGTCGAACATTTCAATCAATGGTTGCAATAAATCAACTCCAGTACTTTCCCACATAAGGTAAAAATAGGATTCTATGTTATATTTGTTTTTTAAATCTTCAAGCACACGTCTTGTATGCGTAAATATGTTTTCTGCAATGTCTATGCCGGAAACATGTATAAATTTAGCATTTTTGTATTTCTCAGGATTTTCTGCATGTGCATTTTCTAAAGTCAAATATAACTTTAACCATTCAAAATCTTTGATATGTCTGTTTAAATTCTCTTGGGAAAAATCATCTATAGTTTGTAGAAATCTGAAATGCTGTCCAATACGATCATATGCTCTGTAAAATGACACGTTTTTAAAATTACGAAAAACGTTATCATATAAATTAAACATATGTGCTCCCAGACCATCTTCTCTTAAATAAAAACCATACATAATAATTGGAGTATCCAACCCGTCCTTAACAGGCAATAGGTGGTCGATATTAATATTTTTAATATGTTCCATTATATCCAATTCACAGGTTTTAACTTCAAATCCTTTTATCTTTAGTTGTTCAAATTTAGAGGGAGTTTCTTCAAGTGCAGCCATTAATCCTTGAGGTTTTACCAAATCTTTAGGATATCTTGGGGAAATAACGGCATGGACAATTCCATGAAATTGTGTTTCTTCGTATAAAGAAGTCACAGTTGTAAATTCTAGTTCAGTTTTATTAGCTGATAAAAAAATTTCTGTGGTTATGGGGGAAATAATGCGGTTGCCCCAAACTAATGTTAGAGTAGTGTTTATATCGTATGGAGTGTTATATGTGACCCTTACTTTATATATGCCGCTTGAGTTAACGTTTTTAACGTCGTGTAGTGTAACAATTTTTTGTTGTGGGGTTTCTCTTATCATAATAAATTAATGTTTAAAGTTAGAGGAGAGCACAAGGCTCCCCTCTTAACGTGTTTAAATATTATTCAAACAATGCTTGTTTGCCTCCAGACGCAACTTGCGTCTCGCCAACATCAGCACCACCGCTAGCACCACCTTCTATAGCTTTCCATTTCGCTATTGAAGTTTGTGGTTTGCCGTTAGTTCCTTTCGCTGTTTCTGCCCATGCTGAAACTGTTTTGCCCTTTATGTCCTTAGCAATCATCTCTGGAGTTACGTCTTCGCTGTTTATTAACTCGCTTCCGCAAGCGCTTAAAAACGAAACTAAAAATCCCGCTGATGCATCCGTCATAACAAAGTTATTCCAGATCTTTCGACCGGAAAACTTACCTGATATAATATCAAAGGTTGTGGCAACCATTACATTACCGGTAGATGCTGTTTTGATTTTTGTTTCGCTAACTTTTAATTCGTAACGAGCATCTGGAATAGGCGCGTATTCGCCTGTTTTCATATTTGCTTTCTTATCTTTTAAGTTTAAACCCATGTTTTTATTTGGTTTCTGGTTTTAGTTCTTCTTTTAAATCTTTAATGAATAAATCGGCTTCGTCTTTTCTTAGATCGAGCATACTCTCGATAGAGTAGTCCTCTACTAATTTTACCGATAAAATCTGACTATCACACTGTGCTGCAAGCTCACTAAGTTCACTTAGTTGTTCTGACGTGATGCCAGCTGTTACAAGTTCATTATCATTTAGCACAGCTTTAACAGTTCTTTCTCTCATTTCATTAAGAGCTTCTCTTTGTGTAATAACAACTGGAGCTCGTTCCAATCCTTCTATGCCGATAGCATTTGTAAGAATTTTGTAGGTGAAAGGAAAATCTTTATCTTTTGGTAATCTGTTAGTTCTGTCTTTTTTAATGCGAGCCATTCTGTTACCTTCTTTTGTAACATACAACTCTAACACTATATCAAACATATGTGGAAGTTTTTTAGGACCATCGGGTTTGGTTCCGATAGGTTTCATAAATTCAGCCTGATCGTATTCAACTTTTAATCCTTCAGTTACTATAATGTTCATATCTAAAGCTAATAGCTTTCTTACCAACATTTGAGTTTCGGATTTGAAGTGCTTATAATCTTTCGGTTGAATTTCGTATTCTTCTACACCTAACATTGCTTTTTTACGTTTAACATAATTAGCTTCAATTTCATTATAAATGTTATTAAACGGATCAACTATAATTGTTTTAAAATCTTGAGGATCTTCGAGTAATTCTTCAATACCTGCCATAACTTTTTTCGGATCGCAAGTATTCATTCTATGGAAATCAAATACTTCTCCATAATGATCTGTACCTTTTTCAGTATCTATCATTACAGGGTTAGGAAAATGAAGACTGGTAATTGTTTTGCCAGTTCCCGCTTCTCCATAAATATACATTTTTAGTCTTTCGGCCTTTTTCTCTGCTTTTTTAAATAAGCTCATTTTAATATTTGGTTTTAGGCATATATTGTCTTTGTAAATCAAAAAGCTGATAAGTCGTTCTAGTATCAGCAGAACAGTAGTCAGCGATTCCTTGGATGTTTCCATCTTTAAATGCTTGTTCTACATTTTCTGCTTTTATCTCACCCTCTTTAGGGGAAGGTATTCCCATCACTTCACAAGCGAGTCGTAGAGATACCATTTTAAACTTGTCCCAATCAGCTAACAACATGGCAACATCGTGATGCGGCCAGGCTGAAAATCTTTTTGTATTTAGAAAATTAGTGTTCGTAGGTTTTATTGTATTAATCATCGAACGTACTTTAATAAATGGAACATCAAATCCTAAACCATTGTAACTTATATAAGTTCCATTAAACTTAGATATAATGCTCCAAAATTTGTCTAGAATTTGTGTCTCAGTGCCCACTAAAGCGGTTTCACCTTCTTGCATTTTTCCTGAGGTATTATTTTTGCGGTACATTCCTATACAAACAATCTCACCAAAGTAGGGATTAGTACCCATAGTCTTTCTTCTGAGCTCGTCTAATTCCTTTGGAGTGGTCGTCGAAGCGATGCGCCATTGCATCTTTTTTTCCAACTCCTCTTCCTGTATAATTGACAGGGGAGCTTGTTGCGGAATTGTTTCTATGTCGAAACAAATATGATCCATATTATTTTTGGTTATAGTGTCAAATAATTCTTTTGCGGAGCGATGTGCAATTTATCCAGATATGATGGAAAATACTCCCTAAATAAGGAATTTACCAATTCTGGAGAATTAGTGTTTTCGGACAGATGTCCGACAGTTACCCACTTAAGCTCGTCTAAGTTTAAACTATTTAAAAATTCCATAGTTTGTGTGTTACTTAGATGCCCAAAAGGGCTCGCAATTCGCTCCTTAAGTAGGACAGTGTAGTCTTCATGTTTCCATAGTAGTTCTTCTGAGTAATCGGCTTCAATAAAATAGGCGTCACATCCAGCGACACACACTTGCATTAACTTACTAATGCTTCCGGTGTCTGTTATATACGCAAATCTCTTATCACCCTCTTTAATTATAAATCCAACACTTGCTTTAGAATCATGTTGTGTGCTAAAAGCGGTGATTGTTAAATCGCCTACAATAACTTGTTCCCCTCCCTCTATGTGAGAAAGAATGGCACATTTTTTAAATATTGTAGGTTTAACGAGATAAGATTGCTTCGGCATGAACACTGCACATTGTGATTTTCTGGCAAGTATCCCTGCCCCTGTCACGTGATCACCGTGTTCATGTGTAATAAATAACGCTTTCGGAACGAGTGCTTCGCCGTATGCTTCTACTATTTTTTTATAACTGACTCCAGCATCTATTGTGATAACAGTTCCAGTGTCAGATTCTATTACAGTACAATTACCCTTACTACTGCTGTATAAGAAATTGATTTTCATTATGTTAGTAATTCTGGTTTTAAGGTAAAGCACCTCACACTCTTCCCATTCATAGTGCGTACTTTATTTGCGTCGTAAATTAGCTTAGCTTCAAACATCTCAGCTAATATAGCTTTAGGTGTATGTGCTAAAGGTTCTTCAGATTGTCGTAAAAACTTATTAACTTCGTTAAACAGTAATCCACTAACAAAATGTGGAGTATTAAAATCTTTTGATTCATTTTTAGTCCAAAAACCTACCACAGGCGTACGGTTATCTTTTTCAACATCGTTCTGTGCATTGGTTTGTAATCTAATTCGATCACTTGCCATTAGTTCTCTAATTACGCTAAGTAGACGTTCGGAAGATAGCTCGCTTGCAGCTTCTTCTACAATGCTTACTATTTTTTCTTTAAATAGTTCTTTAAATTTGTCTTGGTTGACTTTAGCTTCTCTAGTAGACCATAATTCATCACTAATAAATTTATAACTAGTGTATAATAGGGCTACGTTTCTGGCTACTCGTATGTCATTAGGTTGTCCTTCAATAAGTTTGTAAAACTCATCAAGTGCATCATAATATATTTTTTCAATTCTAGCGACAGGAGTGTTAAAAATTCTGTGTATGAATCTTGCAGTTACTCCTGAATATAGCTTCTTAAACTTTTGAACTTTTTGCCCTCTCGCTATCTCTCGTTTAGGAGAGTTGTAGTTTAAAGATACTAAGCGCGCTAAGTTAGAAGCCTCTCCGTACGGAGTATCCTCTCCTGTCACAGATAACCAGCCTCGAATTATGTAAGTAGTACCCACATTTTGATTTCGATTCATTCTAGATCGAGCAGTGTTATCTGCAAAGTTCTGCAACATAGTTAATGCGGAAGTGTACGCACTTGGTGAAGTGAATACGCTCTTTTTAAAATCATCGACTAAGTACATAGCATCTTTATAGTAATAACCTATTTTTCCTAAACTGTTTGGAGTTGAGGACCATGTAGGTACGTTTTTAAAGATTCCATAAAAGTGTTGAAATGCTCCCATTAAATAAGATTTACCTCTACCGGTTTCTCCTCTTACAAATAAAAGGAATCTGGAGAAATCTCCAGCTTCTTTTAAGAAAGGAAAAACAATAGGCATAAATGTATAAGCTAACGCACCATGCGCTATTTCGAAATCAGCGAGATTTAATAAGTCATCTCTCATGTGTTTTTTTACAGTGGAAAATTGCGTATCTGTTAAGATTTGTAAATCTAAAGATTCAGCAAACTGCTCCCCATCAAGGCTCACAATTACATCATTATTTGGTTTAACACCTTCAGCTGTAACTATAACAGATGGCGTTCTATACGCAGTAGGATATTGTTTACTATCGATGTCTGTGTCAAACCCAAACGATTTTAAAATGGTTATCGCTTTGGTATTTGAATACTTTTGAATTCCACATTGAATTGCTGCAATATCTAAAGCCAGCAAACTGTCTGGCGGTATTGTTTTCAATACAGCTGCTTTAAATCTTTCTGTCGATGCATAATCTTCAGCCGCAATTTCAAAGGGTTCTATTTTATTTTGCTGTGTTTTAATCTCTCCGTAAAAGGTAACCGTAGTGTCCATTCCATCAACAATAGTTCTAACTTCATCTAAGTCGATTGTGAAGTTTGATAGTTGTTTAATAGCAGGAGGCTCTCCTACTACTCTTGATGGTATTCTTTCAAAGTAAGCATTATTAGCTTTAAAAATAAAGTCTAATTTATTAATAACCGCACCTTCAACATCGGTTTGTGTTTTAGTCTCGGAAACAGCCCACTTATAAAAAGCTATTGGGCTTTTGGCAGCTCCTATAGCACTGCAACGACCTGGACATATATTTCCATACTTCGCATCTTGCAAAGATTCACAAAGAATTGGCAAATATCCAGTTTCTTGCGCCTCACCCCTTATTTTGTTTTTCATAATGGTAAGGTGTCTTCTAGTTTTCTTATCATCATAATTTTCTAATTTACTAAAAAATTCCTGAATCAAATACTCTTCTGCCTCGTCACCTGCGTTTAAAAACAGATAGGCTACAACTTCTCTAAAGAAATTTGGAGCTTCTCTATTCTTTAAACAAAGATCCCAGG